TGTGGAGGCATCTGACGCGGCTCTTTGTTCCATTTCAGCCGCAACTTCTTGTTTTAATTCTTCAGAAGCGTTGCCCGTGAAGCCGGCAATAAAATCATCTAAAATACTCATTTTAGTTTCCTTATAACCCGTAATATGATATTAATAAATCCACTGGAAGCGCAATGTGTACGGTATCTCCGACTTTTAAATGTGCTTCTGTCGGTGCTTTATTAAACCATGCAATAGTCCACCATAACCTAGAATCTCCATAATGTTTATGGGCTAGTTTATAAAATTTGTCATTGATTGTCCAAACATGATTGATTAATGTTAAATTGCTTATTTGTTGCGGAGTGGGATAGCTAAATTCTGCAGTTGTATACTGGTTTATGCCATTAGGCAAGCCGCGGTTCTCTTTTACTATTTCTTCGTAAATATCAGAATCGTTTTTTCTTATCGCTCTATTATAAAATCTATTTGATAGTCCCATTTGTCTCTCCTATTACATTCCACTACCAAGAAGCTCTTCAGCCTTGGATTCAGAAATCTCAGTTTTCTTAAGTTGTTGTTCTTTGAGTCTTTTTTGTTGATCTTGAACCTCGGCAGTTGCTTCTGATAATTCATCTGCCGGCACCATGGACGCGCCACCGGGCAACCCTGTTGCTGTACCGGCAGGAGTAACGCCCGAAGCATTAACAGTGGCATCCTCTGATATTCTATCGTTGTATGGGAAGTTACCTTTAGTTTTGCGTAAATTTTTACTAGAAGCATCCCAACCTAGTTTGTGTGTGTGTAATACATTAAAAGTACAATTTAGCTTAATTGTCTGGGGAATTAGAAAACCTGGCTCTTCGTCAAAAAAGCCGGCCTCAAGATCAGGGGCAAAAGCTAAGTCAGATAGCCAGCCTAATAATCCAGCGGTTTCTGCATTGCCAGAAAAATCAGCATCAGCGTCAAAAATCAGGTTAGCAAACTTTAATTTAATTAGAGGCGGGGCTGTGATCAGACCTGCACTGTCATCATCACCTTCTGGCCTATACGCTGGATAAAGCATGGAGTACATGCTTGACGCATTATTAAAATTCTTTTGTGCCTCCTCAAAGTCTCTGCTTGGCACATCCCAGCCCAAAGTAATCGTTCTTTCGGTTCCTTGGAAAGTATGAATAGGATCCATTCGACCGTAAACCTTCTCAGAAGCCCAATCTGATTTGAAACTATCTTCATAGTTATTCAAAAATGCTTTAAATTCAACACTTTTACCGGTTGCAACGTGGAAGAACTCTAAGCCTAGGCCTTTTTTAAGTAATTCGTCTGATCCATCTATCATCATCTTCTATCCCCTATTAATCAGCCTTAACTGATGCTCTAAATCTCTTGTTAATCGCCGGCATAACGGCGCGTCCGATCTCTCGACCATCAACTTCTAACACAACGTTAACAGGAGCGGCTGCGGCTGCTGCAGCGGGCGCTGCTCCCCCCGTAGCGCCTACAAACACTTCTTTAATTGTCTGTAGAACAGTGTTATTTCCTGCGTTTGCTGTGTCAGCGTGCAGACGAATGATTTGGTCTGTGACTGCTTCGACGTTAGTTGCTGTGTCGGGAGTTACTGCGGTTGCTGCAACAATAGTATCTTTAACCACTCTTGTCGCCTCAATATCGCTTGTCATAGATAAGTCCAGCGCGCTCAACGCAGCCAGAGCCATCGCCGAGATAAGTGCCGTTGGGCCAATAGCAGCTAGTAATGGTACCAGCAAGCCCAGGACTCCAACAAGACCAGTAAAGACCATCATAGCCTCAACACCTTGCTCTGTGAACGTGGAAAACGATGCCACAAGGTTCGCCATTCCTGTAGCTGCCAAGCCTATACCTGCTCCAATTAGAAAAGCTGCAGCGCCAATAGCTAGCAAGCCTATTGCTCCTGCCGTTCCGGCGGCAGCTAAGGTGCCTACAGCAAAAGCTAGTCCAATTACAGGAGCGATCATCAGGGTCATAGTTAAGAAAATCCCTCTGAGTGCTGCATCCATTGCTTCGGTGTTTTCACCTAGTGTGGCGAAGGATTCTACCAATTCAGCCACTCCCAACGCAGCCAGGGCGATACCGCCGCCAACCATGAGGGCTGCGGCTCCAAAAGCCAATAGTCCAGGCGCAGCTTTTGTAAGACCCGCACCAATAGCATTAAGTGATGTTCCAAGAGTAGCCATACCACCGCTAGCTCCGGCTGCAGCAGTGCCGGCTCCAGTAGCTGCGGTGCCCACCAACCCTAGGTTGGCTGCTACGGTTGTCGCCGGGGCTGCAATTGCCAAAAGAGTGCCGGCGAAGAACATAAGCAATCCACCACCAATGGATATAAGTTTAAAAAGGGGCGGGTATGCTTGTGCAAATTCTTGAATATATCCCAAAACAGTGTTCAAAGCGTCTATTAAAGGCTTAAAAGATTGCGCGAGAGCTTTCTGTAGAGCGGCGAGTCTTTCTTGCATACCCATGTTCTCTCTGGCAGCATCAGTTAGATCATTATAGGTCATAGTTGCATCTTCTTGTAGATTTTGCATTTCTGTATACAAATCTCTATTTGCATTAGTCATCTTCCCTAGCTGTTCAACCGTTACACCTGCAGCGGCAGCAATTCTCTTGCGTTCGAAGCGGCCCATGGTTTCAAATGATTTTCCTGAAGCTTCGATGCCGTCCATTAGCATCTCTATTCTTTCGGCTTCTGTAGCCATTACCATTTCCATGGTATCAAAGTAATCTCCACCTAGAGCAGCATTTAATTGGCCAACCTTATCGGCGGCTGATGCAAAAGTATCAAAGCCCTCAGCGATGCTAAGCATTTCAGAGGTCTGTATATTTAGTGCTTTTGCTGCTGCAGCAGTTTCTAGGAACACCTTCTCTGTGTTTGGACCCCACTGGGCTAACTCTGGGCCTAGTTTTGCAAAATCATCAAGCATTTGTCTCGGGGGGGCGCCCATTGCTTTAGCTGCTGCGACAATATTTAGCGAGGTCTGCTCTGCTGATTCTGCTGTTCGACCTAGGGCTGTCTGCAAAAAGGCCATAGAGCCAGCAAACTCTTCTCCGGCATTGTAGCCAGCCTCCATCGCGACGGCGGTCTTCATGAGAGATTCTTGAGTTGCTTGACTCTGAAATACAAAAGTTGTATTAGCTGCAGCCATATCACTTATAGCTTTTGCTGAGTCTGCTGTGGACGCTCCGAGAGCAGCCATCTCTTGCTGGACATTTACTATACTTTCGGTGTATTCTCCATTAAGACCTGTTGCTCTTTTGAAGGCCGCTAAAGAATTGTCCATCTCGAACATTAGTTCTTTAGTAGCATCAATAGTCTTAAGAATTAGCGAAGCGCCGGCATTTTGCAATACGGCAGCTTTATTAAATTTTTCAGCTATATCACCAACAACATCCGAGAAGCTTCGTCCGGCTGCTCTGGATGCAACTATATTTTGTAATATTCTTTCTGAAAAGCTACTTCCGGCCCTCCAAGCCGAACTGACACCCGTTACACTAGTTAACAAGTCTTCTGTCGCTTCAGCTAAGTTTTCTGTGGACTCCAGTGCTTTATCTCGCAGCTTCTTTTGTTTAAGAAGTTCTGCACTTATTCCTACTTGCTTCTCTAACTGCTCATCAGTCGCTTTGAGAATCTCTCCTGATTCTTTTAATTCTTCTTTTTTAAGAGCTAGGCTTTTTTCTTGTTCTGCGGTTCTATCTTTAGTGTTCTCTAATAGTTGAATCTCATCTTCAAGAGCTTCTAACCTATCTTGGCGTTGTTTTTCACTTAATTTTGAAGCTTCGAGAAGATTCTTAAGTCTTTCCCCTTCAAGTTCAATTTGCTTTTGGAGATCGGACCTTTGTTGGCTAAGACGATCTAAAGATTCACCACGGAGAGCCGCTAGCTCAGTCTCTTTTTCAATTTGAGCTTGAAGTGCCTCATTTTGTTTTGCAATAATCTGGGCAATTCTCTGTTCTGTGGTCTCGTCCGCCATATGTTAATAAAACCTTATTTGAAAGGCCACTTTAATTTTGTGACTCTTTCGAACTTTTTCACTGCTGAATCTAGTGCAGCTTTTGACTTGTACGTCTTTGGGTTATCTAGGCCATATTTTGAAAAGGCTTCCATGAAGTCCTTCTCTTTGCCTAGTGCTGTCGCAAAAGACGCTATTTGTGCAACGTTTCCCTTGACCTGTACTGGCAAAGAAAAACCTCCAAACATCGCTCCCATGATGGTTTTGATCATGATACCTTGAGAAGCGAGGAGAGCCTCGTCAATCTCTTGGGGGTTCAGATCTAATGTTTGAGTTACTAGTTCTTTATTTTCTTCCATTGTTTCTATTCCTTAAATATAGAATATCCCATAATAATTAGTATTATAGTACAAAAAATAAAAGCCGACTAGCGCCGGCTTTATTTAATTATAGAGTGCCTCTAGTCTTCTTAGGTCCAGACGCCTTCTCCATTTGTTCTTTTTCTTGCTCAAATTGTTTTACAAGTCTGTCCAAAAACCACTTTCGAAGGCCGACGGGCAAGTTATAGGCCTCTATGAATGACCACCCGCCATGGTACTTGAGCAAAAAGAATTGCTCGTATACCTGCTGCATGTAGTTAGAGCTTAGGCCAAAAGAAATCCGTGGTGAACGGCACCTCCATTTCCTGCTCATAACCACATGAGTCACATTCGAAATGCCTTAGAAGGTCTACGTTTGGAACAAGTCTCTTATAAGCTAGCCGTAAGAATCTTGAATCATTAGCTGGCATATTGTCAATAAATGACGCGATCTGCTTTTTATCCTCTACTCCCTGGATTGAGACGATGAACTGCTTGAATTGATCAGTCATTGATAAATCAGAGTCTTTCTGTAGCTTCTTTTTGGAAGCCAGTAGTGAAGATAGGTGCTTCTCATCCTTGCCTGTCATTAATCTTACTGTTGCTTCGACCTTGGTTACCGGAAGAAGGATTGAGAACGTGCCATTGTCATTCTTTGTCACGCCAAGCTCTTCTAGTCCAGTTGGCTCTACAAAGCCAACCTCTGTCAAATCAAAGCTCTTCTCGTTTGTCGTGAGACACGCTGGGCAAGTGACCTTAGTTACATAATCAGCACCATATGCTGATCTTCTTGCAGCCACTACAACAGCGTTCTTATCTCCCAATAGAAGATCATTAATATTAATATTCTTGTCCACGAGAAGATTTTGTAGTACTCTATCCAGCGCGACGCCTTGCTTTAGAAGTGTCTTGTTGGTTAGAGTATCCTCATCCTTTGCAGTCATAAAGCGAATCTCTATGTTCTGCTGTCCATGCAGAGGATGATCTTCAGAATAGTACTCTCCCTTCGAAGGAAGTTCTACAAATTCTGTTGGTACTACAAAGTCTAGTAAGTTTGTAGCGGGAGCGGGAGAATCTGCAGCATCCGCTCCACTAGTTGGAACGCCTAAGCGGTCCTTATTATTTCTAGCAGCCATGTAAACCTCTTTTCAGATAGCTAGGGTTATATTAACTTATTTTCGGCCCAATGTTAAGACTTTTATTTAGGAAGCGCCTGGAGCTTTCTTGCCGGTAGCTGGTAAATCATGTTGCCCAGGGTTGTTTGGTGCCTGGATATTACCTCTTGGTCCAGCGGCAGTTAAGTATGCCCAGTCGTACACTACCTTGCAAGAAATCTCGACTAAGCCGTCATCCTCATAACTGAGAGTGTCGGA